AACTCTTTAGTTTCAGCAATCTTTGCATAAGCTTCGGAATTAATAACTTCCATCTTAGCAGGCTCTGCTTCATACTTAGCAAGTTTTTCAGAGATAGCAGAGTAGTTAGCTCTCATATCATCAAGTGCTTTACGCTCATCCTCAGTTACGAAGATTGAATACACCTCAACTCTGTCACCAGAGAGTGTATATGAATCCTTCTTAACCTTATAGGACTGCTTGAAAGCTCTGCCAGACCAACAATCCTGCATGATTACATATTTCTCTTCATCAAATACATCAACATAATACCAAGTGCCATCGCTTTCGTATGTTTCATTTACAAGAGTTGATATAGCATTAATCTTTTCAGATAATGAAATAGAGAACTCTTTAATAGTTTCTCCATATGTTACAGAACACTTTAAAGAGTATTCTTCAGGAGTTGCTTCTCCTTCATCATTGTTATCTCCGTCATTATTATCTGTATCATCATTCTCGTCATCTGTCTTATCAGATTCATCAGCTCCTTCGCCACCTTCAGAAGCAGGTTCTGGGTCAGCACCTTCTCCATCAGTATCATCTTCTCTAAATACTTCGGCAAATTTTGCCTCAAGTTCTTCATCGGAAAGATTTTCATACTCGAAAGTAACATCATCTACGGTTTTGCCGTATTTTGCAAGTAATTCTTCAAATTTATTCACCGATTCGTTTCCTCCTTCCTCTAGTTTTGAATTTATATTTGAAAAGCCAGAGAGAGTGGTGTTTAACTTCTCCAACACTTCAATCAATTTATTATTCTCAGAGAACATACTATTATTTTCTTTACTAAAGTCTGCCAGTTTAATATTTGAACCACTCATGCCAGGGCGAACAATTTCACCCTCATCATTCTTACCCAAAATTGTAACTCCTGAGAAGAAGAAATCTTCAATATCAAGATACTTATTCTTGGCATCGTAACTTAATTCTCTGATTGAGAGTTCAACACTTACAGAGCATTCTTGTTCTCGTTCTAATATTTCAGCAGCCTTGCTATATTCTTCAAAAATATAACCTTTGACTTCAACATATGTTTTATCCTTATCTTTATCATAGACAAGCTTTGCATCGCATGACTCAGGAATAACACCTATTGGTACTTCATCATATACTACATTTCCATCATCATCTATATGCATATTGTGACCATAAAACTCAGGTTGTCCATCCACAATATGAATATATCCGAGAATTGGTCTATTACTGAAAGAAGGAAGTGCAGCAGTCATTACAGATTTCTTGATATTTGACCCATTAATATTTTCATCAATATGACAAGCCTGTAAATAAACTTCTCTTAGACCTTCTGTATCTTTTTCGCTCTTCTTAAATTTGAGTTTTCCATTTATTTGAACCACAATATTCTCATTGTCTTCAGATGCACTAAAATGTGTTGACTTTTTAGTAGAAGAGTAGTAGTTATAAAGATCGTTTAATGTTAATAGTCTCTTCATCAGTTCCTCCTTTCCTCTAAAAATCTTTTTATATAATAGAAGAGTGAACTACCAAAGTAATCCACTCTTATTAAACATTAATATTTTATTGCCATTTCCTCGTTAGAAGGTTATACTGTTACCCATATTATTCATTAAAATGTAATGAATAAACTTGTTATAGTACCACCTAATTCAATAGAAATAAAGCTAGTATCGGACTCTCTTGTTATCTCAGCAGAAGAATCATTGCTTGAATATACCACCTTATCAAGATAAATTCCACCTTCAAATTTTGCAAAACAAGATAAAAGTGTGTTATTATTAGATGTATAGCAAGTTAAATAAATCGGTATATATGCGTTTTGTTTTACGCCACTATCCTCAAAATTACAATACTTATCAATCAACGCAGCAACATCACTATATTTAACACTAAATTTATTATTTGAAACTGTATATGGTAAGTCCATTACTTGTTTCTTTTTTGCCGTCTCACTTGCAATCTTACTACTGCTCCAAGTTGAATTAGTATTTGTTGATGAGTCATCAATTCTTCCCCAGTTACTCTCAGGAATTGAAATCATCTCACTTTTTCCAGCAGGTAAACTTGTAACCATTTCAGGTTTAGTAGTTGCACCACTTACTTTAATAGTACACCACTGTCTAATTTCCAAGTAATAACAACCATTAGTAGGATAGTAGTACAAACGTTGAATCTTATAATTAGGGTCAACTCCATCATACGCAGTATAATCTGTCGCACTATATGTAGTCCAATCACCATAACTATATCTAACCAATTTAACAGATTTGTATGTGCCATCATCAGCCATACCAGTAATCTCAACTTTTCCTCCATATTGGTCTGAAATTACAATAGGTTGGAACGTTGAAGAATTACCCAATGTTAATTTAAGCCACTGTGTACCACCTGCTGTACCGAATGTATATGCACCATATTTCTCATCAATTTTAGATGATGAGTACGTTGAAGTTGTGGAAGATTTAGTGTCGTTTAAACAACCAATCTGTCTCCAACCACTCCAAGTATAAGTATTTCCATTATCATTAGACATTCCGTAACGCATATAGATTAATCCATTTGCTGTGTCATCGTCATTGGTCATATAAGTTTGTGTAATTCGTATATATTGTGTATTATCATAATAGTTGTTACTAATAATTACACCAATACGATTTACTGGTATATTTAAACAAGAATGCATAACACGATATATATGTAAACCATTTCCACTATCTATAACAGTATTAGCATCCGTAAGTGATGCGTAATTTTTTGTTAATTTCTTAGCTAACTCATTACTCGTTTTCTGACTGCTCCAAACGGTTGAGTCTGAAACTTCGTCTTTGATTTCTGTGATTACTTTGCAATAGTCGGACATACGACAGAGTTCAGTACCTTGCATAGTGTCTACTAAAACAAATTCAGTTTCCAAATCCATGTAATATTCAGTGTTGATAGAAGGAACACGAATACTACCTGTTGCTAATGATGATTCTTGTTTAAAGTCTACATAAGCATATGCCATATTTTCTTCATCAACTGTAACTACAAGGTCAACATACTGGAAACCGTCAGCACAGTCTGCATATCCTCTGAATATATTATCTTTATCAGCACCATTTTTGAAGCTGACGGATAATGTGATTATGGACTTTTTATCGGAAGATGTGTTACTTCCGAAAACACCTTCAAAGATATATGGCTCGTTCATTAAAAGTGTCTGATTAAGGTCAGATTTTCCTATTAAACAATAGCGAGGTTCATTTACCCCATTACGTCTCATAGTAAATTTAATTTTGTTTAAGTCATCCTGTTTTGAAGAGATGTCTGTCTGTCGTCCATAAGATACGCCCTTATAATATAAATTTCCAGTGTCGTAACAATGAAAATCTCCCTCAAGTTTCTCTTGGTCAGTTAAGTTTTGGTATTCTTCCTCAGTGAGCGTTGTAATATTTGTACCGCCACCACCAAGCGTACTTAATTTTGTTTCTAAGTCTGTGCCATCGGCACATTCGATGGAATTTGCGAAAGCAACAGGAAAATCACCCATGCTTTGAAGCGAATCCACTAATTTAATACTCATCAGTTATCTTCCTCGCTTTCTTCATTATTTTTATTATTAATAAAAGAGCCATCCGTAGCGAATGACTCTTTATATTTTTCTAATATTCTTTTTTGTTCTTCTTGTGAAAGGTCTAAAAATAAATCATAATACATCCAAGTTAATTTATTGCCATTTGGTAATATTCCCGTTTGACCAATTCCTTTTTTGCAAGCATTTAATATACTGCCAAAATGTATTTTAATTCCACAATTATTTGCTGCTTCTGTTGAATCTTTATAAACGGTGCTATAACTTAAACATATCATAGGTCGTTTTGTTTTAAATGTATGTTTTATTTCATAAATTTCTTCTGGTGTTTTGGTTAAATACTCGTCATAATACATCCAATGCAATCCAAGTCCATCTTCACGATAGTATGTTATTCTACCAACATTTTGACAAGCACGAGAAATGGCAGAATGATATTTGTCATCAGTAGAATATTTTCTTTCTGCATCAGCAACGGATTCAAATATTTCTTCTGTTTCCAAACAGATAACAGAAGTATGATTATTATTCTCATTACAATAATCCATATATTTATTAATATCTTCTTGAGTCATATTCATGTATTCGTCATACCATAAGAAATGATATCCATTTACAGATTTATATTTTTCAAGTTTATTACATACTTTGTATATGGGTGCTTTTGATTTGAATTTTAGTTCTCTACATATTTCAATCGCACTATTATATACAGTATCATTGTCAATGCAATATATCTTTTTTGCTGGTGTTATATCTACATCACACTTCATTAATTCAATAGTCTTACCAAGCCATTCTTCAAATTGTTCTTTGGTATTACCTCCATAACCATAACAAGCGTGAAAATTTGAATGACAATCAGAACAAAGAGTTATTCCGTTTGTTTCATCTGTACGTTTTTCAACACACCATTCATATCCGTCTAAGTGATGAACTTCAAAATTTGTTTCTCTATTCATTTTTCCACAACACTGACAAGTATAATCATCTCGTGCCAATACTCGTTTTATAAATTCAGTATATTCTGGATATTTTCTTTCAATTTTTCGTTCTTCATCTGTCTTATTGAAATTCCATCTATTGCTATTCTTTCCACTATTAAAAAGTCTATTTCCACAAGGTTGACAATATGTTTTACCATCATGGTTAGTATCTACATATGAACAATATTGCATACTTAATAATTTACCACAACAATCACATTCTGCTTCAACTCTTATCTTGCTTCCTTTTTGTAAATCGGCTACTCTAACTTTAATAGTAGTCCCTCTTTTAACCATCCATTTTCTATTATTCTCATTCCAATATTTAGGAAATTCATATCCTAAATTTTCAAAACGTTTTATATGACTACCACAATTTATTTCAACTTCTTTTGTAATTAAACCCATTCTATTTCATTCCTTTCTAAAAACAAATATTCTAATAATATATTTCTCCATAAGAAAAGAGACTTAGGTTGGTTTCCTAAGTCTCCATTCATCTAAGCATTTTCCCAATTCTTCTGTTCTGATATATATCCACATAGTCTTATGACTTTTTTCATTTAAAGCACATACTTCATAAGCAATACCTTGATTTGTTAAAAAATCTCTAAGTGGAATACTAAAACAACAAAAGAGTTTACTATTTTCATTCTTCAATTAACATTCTTCTTTCTATAATATTTATTTCACCTCTGCCACAAATGAACCTAATCCACTATTGCTAAATCTTGAAATAGTATAGGAACTTACATGACCAGATGAGTTAGTGTGGCTAACAACTGCAACTTCTTCAACTGAACTTTGGAATCCGTTAACCCAAGCAGAAGTCACTTTCATATTTGTTGGTGTAGCAAAGTACGCATACTCACCACTTCCACAGTTGAAGTTGTATGACATCTTGTTGCTTGCTGTTAATTTCTTATTTCCCAAAGCTAAGATGAAGTCGTTGTTATATTCACTCTCTGTACAACATCCATAATAGATAGGGTAGAGGAAACTAATTTTCTTAGTAGCAGTAGTAATACCGCCTTCATTTCCTGACCCGTCACTTGCTGTGAGAACGTAGCTCTTAGTATTCTGCAAAGTAGCAACAGTGCTTTCTCTGTCATCTGCAACAATAGTGCAATCAGTAAGTGTCTGTGTTTTAATATCTTTGCTATAACTCCATGAGAATGCAATATCTGTAAGAACAGTACCGATTTCATGGGTGTCTGCAACATTACAAGTAAACGAAGTAATCTTTAATGCTTCATAATTGATTTTGTCTAAGATATTCTTTAAAGCAAGTGATACATTTGTCAAATCAGGATAATCCTCATTTTCATATGCAACCTTGTCGGCAGTACCACCTAATTCAATAGGGTCAGTGTAACCGATAGAACCATCTTCTCTAACGGATAATACTTTACCTGCCTCATCAACTGACTGTGTAGCATCAAACTTCTTATCCAATTCCGTCTTCACAACTTTTGTCTGTGGAGCAGAAGAGGAAGTAAGGTTTAATTCTTCATCGTAATTCGCAAGAGCAACATTACCCAAAGAGTCAGTTACAAGGTGTTTATTTGCAATATCATCGCCACTAAAAGTTTTATCCAGTTTAGTGTTAATTTTCTCATTAAGGATTCTTCCTTGATTTGCAGATAATGCACTTGTCAAACTTGAACTTTCTACAGAGTCAAGAATAGCGTCACCACTAATTTTACTGTCAATGTCTGTTTGCAAATATGTTTCAAGTGCTTGTAATGCTTCAACATTAGGAATCTTTGTAGTATCTGCACCATCAAATGTAGAAACAACATCTTTAGATTTAGATACGAAATCTTCAAAATTAGTCTCGCCAGCACTTACAATGTCCTGTACCGTTACACTGTTATCAGTACTATCCACAATAAAGATAGTCTGCATTAACTTATCATCTTGTGTATAATAGAACCATGTGCTTGTCTCGTTTGTTGTATAAGCTTCACCATCTTTGAGATAGGTTATGGTAATTTCACCATTCCCTGCGTCAAAATAACTTGGTTTTGAATCACAATTTATGGCTGCATTGTCTGACATTTCAGAAATTCTTTGGTCAACATAAGCCTTTGCATCTTTGAGCGTATTACTTGATGCTTTTTTTATGCTTCCTGATACAGAACTATCGCCATTGATAATAGCAATAGCATCTTCGTTAGCAGTAACACGCTCACTCAAAGAAGTATTAGCAGTATCACACACATTCTTAATTTCTACAATCGCACCACTTAAAGTTTGGTCATTCGTAGTGAGAGGTGTGTTACCCATAGCAGTTTGAATATCTGCAATCTGTGCTTCTGTTGTAGAAATATGTGTCTGAACTTGTGTATCATCGTAGTTCTCCAATGACGCAAGTTTCTCTTTTTCAAGAGTTGTAAAATCATTTGTAGAAAGACCTTTACCGTCTTCCTTTGCAACATAACCCTCTAAGAGAGTATCTGTTTCAGTTTTCTTATAATAATCAATGAGACTTGAAGAACCACCAGATTCTACCAATCTCCATTTACCTAAATTTTCGTCAACAATATTACTTCTGTTGTATCTATATCTATTACCATCCTCAACAACATTACATTCATAAATATCTGGGAGGTAATTTTCATTGAATGCAACCATCTCATCAATCGTATTAAATAAAGAACGCACATTATCTGCTTTCTTACCGAGATATGAGATGTTATCTAACATTGATACACTCATTTAATTATCTCCTTTCTATGAAAATTTCAATGTAATTCCACTAGCTGCGGAAGGGTCAATCTGTATATAAACTGCATAGTCATAACCATTAATCTTAACAGTTACAGATGAAAAACTATTTGTATAACTTAAAGCATTTACAGGGTCTAAGATTGTAGTGATATTACCGAGCATTTTTGGTACAGCTACACAAACCTTTCCCCAATCAGTTGTAATTCCTTCATAAGTAAATACCTTTGTATTCTGTAACTTAGAACTAAGAGTCTTAATCATTGCTTCTGTAGGTTCACCTGTTTCTGCATCCACAATTCCATAGTAAATCACAGGATAAAATTCAATCTTCTTAGTGATAGTAGAAGATAATCCTTCTTTATCTGTTACAACGACTTTGATTGTAGAAGTTTCTTTAATCTCAGTATTGTGAATATAAGGGAATGAACCACCTGATGCACAAGAAGTATTTTCCTTTACCTCAACGTCATTGATAAAGTATTCAATCTTCGCAACATCATAAGTCTGTTTAGTAACTGTTGCGTTGATAGTAAGAGAAGAAATGCTTTCAGTAACAATGTCGTATAATGTCTTTGAAGGAGAGATACTTAATGTTACCTTTGGTGCAATCTTTTCAGTAAGCATATCTCTGATAATCTCTTCAAGAGGCGTTCCCTTTGGATAAGAACTCTTTAATGTACCCATCTGAACATTTGGTGTCAATGGTGCTTCTAATTCTGAGTCTGTCTTAACCATGAGTTTGTCCAATGCGCCCTTTACATTATTGATAGTAGCATCTACATTATTTTCATATTCAAGAGTATCTACATTGATATCCATTGCTTTATCTAATGCGCCTTTCACATTAGTAATAGAAGCATCTTTTGTAGTTGTATATTCTAAGTTGTTAACGCCAATATTCATTGCTTTATCTAAAGCATTCTTTACATTCTTAACTGTTACATCTTTACTTGTTGTATAAGCAATATTAGTAGTTTCAATTACTAATGGGTCAGTAGTTTTTTCAGTACCATCTGACATCTCACAAGTAATTGTATTATCTGAATTTAAAACTATATTCTCAATTGATATACCATCGGCAGGAGTAGGAACTGTAACCGACACCTCTTCGCCAGTTTCATTAATAGTAAAATATACGGTAGTTCCTTCTACACGCATATTTCCAATACCAAGGGCAACTTGGTTTGTATAGTTCTTACCAGAGCCTAATGTTATAATATTTAATCCCATTTAGACACCTCCTTATACATCCCACCACTTATGATTTTCTTCATCATAAATGTAGGCTTTCTTGGTGTCCATTTCATAAAATGTACTTGAATTTCCGATTAAATTATTTCCGAATTTTTCAATTGGTTTTTCATCTGTTGATAAGCCATATAATTCCATCCATACACGGTTTTGCTTATCTCCATATTTATTAAGTGTTATCATAGCAAACCTCACTTTCTTTAGCGTATTGGAAAGATAGTGGCTATATATAATAAAGGAGCCTTGTTGTACAAGACTCCTTTTATTTTAAATATTTAATATATTGGTATAAATTCCACCAAATTGTTCAACATCGAACTTTAATTTCTTTCCATCATTTAAAAATATGTATTCACCCGGTATTTGAGATGGAAGCTCTGTGTACTGTTCGTATCTGAGCTTGTGAGCCGTCTCTTTATGGGTTACTCTTATAAATTTCATATCTCTATTATCCATATCCGTGTTCTCCTTTTATATAATATATTGCTATTATATATGAAATAATATTTTAATCAAGGTAATAAAACAAAATTATTTTTTAAGATGCTTTTACACCTTGAGTTATTATTTTTGATTTGTCTGGTTGGTTAGGGTCGTCTGCATAGTACCATTTGTAGCCGTAAGCTGTTTTTTGTATGCCAGCAACACATCTTGAAATTCCTGTAGAAATTGAATTAAGTTTTTTAACATCATCATTCACATGTCTTGCTCCATCCGCAATAGATATATATGTAGTAATAAAATTATCATTTAAATCATAGCAATTGCATAGTTTAGTATCTGAACGCTGCAACTGCTTACTATATATATCATCTCCATGAAAACGACAATAATATCCATGTATTGTAAGTAATTTATTCTTTGGATTACATGCGTCCATAACCATATCAGAACGACATCCTAAAAAATTACCACACTTTGTAGAATTAAAAAATGTATCTACAAAATTTAAATTTGAATCATATAAATCTATTTTAGGTCTATACTCTCTTTTCTCATAACCTTTGTAATTATATTCTGGAAAATTAGACCACCAAAATCCATACGCAGTTTTATGTTCCTTATTTAGAACATCCGAAATATACCCGTCATTTCTTCCAAATGCTTGATTTGCTTCGACACAACTTGTATAATAACCAACAATCTGTTCTGTTTCTAATGAAAATTGATAAATATCTTGAAAATTATATGGCGTATAATCATATTTATCTATTGGATCACCACTGTTTCTAAATACATATGTATTTTTATAATTTCGTGTATGCCCGTATATTATATTAGTAATTGATTTTATGGATATATTTAATGTTTCTGAGGCTTCGACTCTTGTTCGAAAATTAAACAATAATATACCATCCATATCATATACATCAACGGGTTGACCTTGCCCAATCTTGTTGTTCCCACCATCATCAATATTATATCCACCACAAAGTATTGAAGTATGCAGCTCTTCAATATATTTTATTTCTAATTCATTTAAAACCGATGTTAAATTATCTTTAGATGTAAAAGATACAACATCTATTGTTTCAACAGAAAAATTATCACGTCCATACTTGCGTATTGCGGCATCAATTCCTGTCAAAGAAGGTTTATTAATAGCATCAGAGTAGTGAGCTATCCATCTTTTTTGAACAGTTTGTGTTGTTTGTCCAACATATTTCTTACTATTTATTAAATTGGTTATAAGATAAATATAGCCTTCGTATTCATTTGTATTTTTATTAAACATAATTTCCTCCAATCAAAAAAGAGCCGATATATAATCGACTCTTGTAATTGAAGGCAGAGATAGGAGAGCGTAAACCGTCCTATATTAACTCTTTACCGGATTCTCCATCCGACCTATATTTCTATTTAATTATTTTTATCTCTTTTTGCCTCACTAGCTTCTGATTCGTCCGTAGGTGTTTCATTCTTAGGTCTACCACCAGTTTCTTCATCGCCGGTTGCACTGCCAGACTGAGTATGTGTAGATTGTAATGGAACAAATAAAGTTCCAAGATTTAAGCATGATTCCTCTAAGAAATTTAAAGAAATTGTGTCTTTAGCACTGAATCCATTACAAGCATTATATAGCAACTTTGTAGGCAATCCATATTCAGCAGACTTAAGTAAACTTTCTTGGAAATCCTTCTTTGTGTATACTGAAACAGGGAAGAATTTTATCTTACCTGGATTCTTAATTTGATAACTCACAAAACGTTGTACAAAAGATTCAATCTGTGGAAGAATCGAACTAATAGCAAATTCTGTGTTTGCAATCATCGCATTTTGAAGTCCTGTTGAACCAGTAATGTTGCTTCCAATTAATAATTCAGAACCACCACTTGTATCAAGAATAGCAGTAGTAGCCTTCTGTAAACGATTAACGTCTGTTGTTGCATCATTATCAAATGATATTGTTTTTAATTCCTTACCCGGAATTACTGCACTAGATGTATAATCAGGAATAGCACCAGAATCTAACATTCTATTAAAATAATCCAATACGAGATCAGGTGAAACCATCCAGTCATCAACATCCTCGCCAATAGTATCCATAGGTAAGTAAACTAACTTATACACCTGTTGTTCATCACTAATTGCTTGAATTTCAGCAAGATCCAGGAGAGAGATAAGATCTAAGAACATTGCACAGAATGGGGGAATAACGACATCAAAATCTTCATTACGAAACTTTAAGCAAAAAGCTGAAGTATCTTCAAAATGTTGCCATTTTTCTCCACTATTTTGATAAGCATTATACATATCTGTTAATGGCGAACCGAGTGCTTCCAATACATCTTGCCTACTACGCCAATAAGTCATATCCATAGCAAAACTAAAATCACCCGTACTGTAACGACCATCAATTCTACAGTAGTCAGGGTCAAGATTCATTAAAAACAATCCTGTCTCATCGTAGAATACACAGTAATAAGCAACGTCCTCTCTTAAAGCCATAAGAATAGCAGCAAGCATTTCTCTCTGCAATCCCATTCTATCTACAATATCAACTGTTTCATTAAATGATTTTAAAGTCTTTGTAGCATCTCCACCTTTTACTAAATCATATTCTGGTATAACAGAACGCACATCTAAACAAAAACAGTTTGCAAAGAACTTTAATAATCTAAAATAAATATGAGAACGATAGAAGAGGTATCTTGATAAACCTCTTAAGTTCTTTTCATTTGAACCAGGTGATTTTAAATAATTTCGCACTGAATCCTTGCTAAAACTAGAAATATTTCTTGTACTCGTCTTATTTACATCTCTTAAATATTTCATGCCTTCTATCTGTGCAATTTCATATCTTTGCAGTGCATCTAATCTATCCTTATTCTTCTCATAAAATTCTTTGACTTCAGCCACAGTAGGCTGTTTCTTTTCAGAAGGTGCAGTAGTAGTCACCTCAGTTTTTTTCATTTTTTGTGCCATTACGCACCTCCTTGTATTTTTATATTAAATGACCCACCGTGGTACGCATTACTAAGAGGCGTGGTGGGTTCTGTTCAAAAATTTATGTAGGTAAATTATTTATTTTTACCTATGTTTACTCAAATGATGATAATCGTCTCGCTGGACGAATAGTGAGTTGCTTAACTAAATTATTCGTATCTTGTTGTTTTGGTTTTAATTTAAGTTCTAACTGACAAGCACACCAATAATTATAAGCTATACTAGAATATCTGTCCTTTCTCATTCCAGATATTTCTTTTACTTTAATATTTCCGTTTTTAACTTCATGTTCTAATTTTATTAACTCGTATTGAGTCATTGTTGTTTGTATGTACGGCATTTTCAAGGCAGTTTGTTCTGTTAAAGAGAACTTATTGTAACTCTTAAAGGTATCACGTAATATATCTTCGCCATCATGTTCAGATACCAAGAAATTTATTTTTCCATTTTGAATACCATTTCTCAAAAGAACACATATTTCATTGTTGAAAGCAGAGGTAGCCTTAACAGACCAAACAACTTTTTGAGCATCCTTAACTTTACAACGAGCCGCCATATCAGGGTCGTTACAACAAGTTAAAGCCTTATATGTCTCTCCGGTCTCCGGGTCGTATTGGTCTTTTATTATAAAGTCATATACTCCAAGACCTATACCATTCGTATCTAGCACAAAATCAGTACATTTGTAATGATAAAAGTATCTCATAGCAATAATACCAAGTTCATCTGTTGTTAAACCTTCATATGTTTCTGCATATATAGGATTTGATTGATACGAAGTTTGATTAGTTTGAACTAAATTATTAATGAAAAATGCAGCAGCATCGTTTTTCTTTTTCTTTGATGAAGCCATTAAAGCAACGTCCAAAGATAATATTCGTTTCTCGGCAGCACTTACTGATGGAACTCTAATTTTGTCGTTATAGAATTTAAGTGGATAGAAAGCATTTTTAATTTTTCTACATTTCCCAAATTCATCAAATTTAAATAAGCTTCCATCTGTATCACCAAACCATAAGCATTCCATTTCCATCTGTTGTACAAGTTCATTATAATCTGCTTCACTCATTTCATCTTGTAACTGCTCACGAGATAGTAGATTTTCAAGTACACTTATTTGATAAGGTAAGCCACATATAAAATATTTCTTTGCATCATCAAAGAAATTAAGAGTATAGCTTTGAGCTTTTTTCCATGCCCATGAACTTTTAAAGTAAGCACTGGACATATAAATTTCTTTATTTCTTTCTGTTAAATGTGCATATTCTGGTTTATTCAAATATTTAGGATGGCGAGGAC